TATATATGAATATAACTGGAGCGATCCAGATTATGATCAACAACAAATAAGGAAATTAAAATGAACTGGATCCGTCGCATATGGGCCAAGATTACCCTTGAGATTCGCTATCGTAAAAAATTAAAAGAACTACGCAAAAGAGACCCATTTATATATCGTTGATAAATAACTGTGTGAAATACATAGTTTACAAAACAACAAATTTAATAACTGGCCAATATTATATTGGTAAACACAAGCAGCTAGTAGATACCTTTGACGGATATTTTGGTAGTAGTCCATCACTTAACGAAGATATTGATAATCACGGCATAGAACATTTTATTCGAGAAACATTATATGAGTTTAGTAACGAAGAAGAATGTTATTCTCAAGAAATACTGTCAGTGGGTGACAAATGGAAAACTGATGACTTGTGCTATAATAAACAACCCGGTGGTAAGGGATTTAGTTCAGGATGCAACCACTATAGTGCAGGTATTGGATTTTCAACACAGCATAAAAAGAATTTAAGCAAGTCTCGAAAAAAACGACCGCCAGCAACTGAAGAAACACGCAAAAAAATGTCAATCTCTAGATCAGGTTCTAAACGTGACCCTAAAACAAAGAGAAAAATGTCAGTTGCACAAACTGGAGAAAAAAATCCAATGTTTGGAAAAAAGCACTCAGACGAAATTAAAAATATAATTAGTCAGAGCCTTAAAGGGAAATATTTTGGAGATAAGTGCTCGTCTTTTAAAGGTTATTACATTACACCATTTGGTAAATTTGCATCTGCTCGAGAAATTTCTGAATCTATTACAAGTATTAGCAGTGGCACAGTCTGCACCTGGTGCAAGAGTAGTAATAAAATAATAACAAAAAGCATGGCAGGAATTTCAAAATATCTGACAGAAAATGACGTGGGTAGAACCTTTAAGGAAGTTGGCTTTTATATGGAAACTAAATGAACTATATAGGAATATCTGCTGGGTTCCATGATGCTGCTATCACAGTGATCAATGACTCTGGAAATATTTTGTTTGCAGCACACAGCGAGCGTTATAGTAAACAAAAGCACGACAAAGATGTATGTGCAGAACTATTAACGGACGCATTGGCGCATGTAGATTCATACAGCATTGAATATCATTATTATGAGCGTCCTTGGGTCAAAGCCCTTAGACAATTGCGCAGCGGCGAAGGGTTTCAATGGCCCACCTGGGATCGATTATTAGGTAACACTTACAATCACATGGGTCGGCCGCGTGTGTATACACATGCACATCATCTGTGCCATGCAGCAGCAGGATTCCAAACTAGCCCATATCAAGATGCCACAGTAGTAGTAATCGATGCCATTGGTGAGTTTGATACTGTGACCATATGGGATGCTGCATATGATGCTACTGGCCGCGCCGAATACAAGAAATTGTGGAGTCAGCAATATCCACACAGCATTGGATTGTTTTATTCCGCAATGACTCAGCGTGTGGGATTAAAACCATTGGATGAAGAATACATACTCATGGGCATGGCTGCATATGGGACGCCACAGTATCTCAGAGAGATGCAACAACAATTTTTGAATTCAAAAGATAATTCACAGTTTGTGCAAAATTTACACATTGGTGTTGATCAAGAATTTTTACCCAATGCTGATCCAATGGATATTGCATGTAGCGCACAGATTTTAACAGAGCAATTGATACGCAATGTTATCAGACTTGCCAGGCAGTTAGGAGCAAGTAAAAATCTAGTGTACGGTGGCGGTGTGGCATTAAATTGTGTGGCCAATGGTTTACTGGGAGAGTTTTATGAAAACATTTGGATTGTGCCCAATCCTGGTGACGCAGGAAATAGCCTTGGCGCTGCGGCGTTGGGATTAGGCAGTCGAGTCAAGTGGGATACTGCTTTTCTTGGGCACAACATTGCTGGTGAATATCCTGTTAACCACATACTTGATGTGCTAGTCACTGATCACATTGTTGGTGTTGCATCAGGACGTGCAGAATTTGGGCCTCGAGCGCTGGGCAATAGAAGCTTACTTGCAGACCCTCGAGGGCATTCAATCAAGAACAAAGTAAACGAAATCAAACAACGACAAAAATTCAGGCCATTTGCGCCAGTTATTCTTGAAGAATACGTGCATGACTATTTTGAAATGCCCAGACACTGGAATAACAGTAGATACATGCAAGTGGTTGCCACTTGCAGGAATCCTGAGTTGTTTCCTGCTATTGTTCATCATGATGGTACCAGTCGTGTACAAACTGTTCCAGCTGATAGGTCAGGCATCCGAGCTTTATTGGAAAAATGGAATTTTATGACTGGATGCCCTATGCTATTAAACACCAGTCTTAACATACGTGGCAAGCCAATGGTCAATAATCGTGCAGATGCTGATCAGTTTCAGCGATTGTATCAAGTTAAAGTTTGTAGTTAATACGATCTACAATAGTTTGTAATCTATGAGCCATGCCAAGTTGGAACACATTAGAATTGTGTTGTATCTCTGGTGCCAGATCAATATACAATTGATGTAAATTTCCAAGACCAGAATTTATCAATGATTTTGTAATATCCAACACAGCTTCAAATCGTTGTTGAGTGTCAGCAATTGAATCATAACTTTCATCTATACATCGACCAAAAGTTTGATATCCTAATTCACGCAAATGACGTTGGTGGTCTATTGAACTCACAGCTACAAAAAATTGATTATTAAATATGGGTTTAAATGTTTTTTCTGTGATAAATTGTCCATTAGATGAATCCACATCAATCATGGTTTCTAACACAATGTTAAAATAGCTTTCTGCGTAAAGCGCAGTCATGTTCTCATGATAGTTATTATGGGCTACTGTATCAAGATCATCCACACGAAATGGTCCTGATGCGACAAACTCATTGACTCTTGATTGGCATCCAGCAAGATAACTATTATTTAATGCACACCCATGATAGTCGTCTTCAGATCCTAGCAAATGTTGATTATAACTGAAATAACCACGCTGGTGTAATCCATGACTCCATAAATCGCTCATGAATACTTTACGCCATAGCTTGTCAACTCTGCACAAGGATATGTAGGCTCGTGATCTTGGCTGCAAATGATAAATTGCACCGTACTTACGATTCACAGTACGCCAATACATAAATTCTAATTCGGGCCAGTACACAGTATTGTGATATTGGTCAGCCGACGAATTACCAGAAATTAACCATACTAGTTCTGAGTCTATATTATGCTGATAGCACAGGTCATCTAATCGTTGTCGTATAGGACCCGGATGATCTCCTTCATGGTACGTAAACACCAGTTTTATTTCTTTTTTCTTCAAACGTGCCAATGCCTGCCCACTGATTAAACTTAGATAATCTTGAGAAAAATCAAACCATCCTATCACTACTGGATACCACGCACCTACTGGAGCGTTAGACGTCAGTACCGTTGCAGATGGAATATTGCAATCTCGAAGATAATGTATAATACGAGGAAAATCTAATCTTTGTCCGTCCTGGTAATCCAATTGATCATGTAAATGAATAGGGATACCATTAGGCATAGGCTTGCATGTGCCTGGATGTATGTGATCCACTGCTATATAAATCATTTGTTTAGTGACAGAAATTATGTTATAATTACTTTATGTTTGATATTGTAATTATGAATATGGGAGGGCATTCGTCGAATGTGGAGTATTTACGTGATCGATTGCCGCATGCCAAAATAGTTAATTGGACTGATCACCTGTCTACTATTCGTCGAGGATCTCAAAATATACAAACTAGATATTTTTGGGTGTTAAGCAGTTGTTGTGATTACAGTGACTTTGATTTTTTATGGGAGCCTACTCCGTGGCAAAGTCACCAGATACATTGTTGGCCCAGCGGCGACCAACAATTTGGTGATACATTTTTAATACCAACAGCTCAGTGGAATCAACAAAAAGATTCATTGGCAAGATTGGAACAATATAAAGATGTAAATTTTGAACATGAATCTGTTGCTAGATTACCTTGGCAAAAAATACAATACAATCAAGACAGTGTGGTTGCTGCTATTGCTAGTTCACAATGTCATACTCCGTATGTGTTGTTTGAACATGAAAATAACCCAGTGACTGTGCAACCCGACCCGTGGTTATGGAGAGAACAACCAGTTGTTGGACTTACTAGCAATCAAGCATCCTGTTTGGTGCCAAGAAATGCACATGGGAGTATCCGCAAGCAAGTGTATGACTATCAATATTTACAAAAGAAAAATTTAAATCCTAGTCAACAGTTAGACATAGTATTCATTTCAAATGGAGAACCCAACGCTGAACAAAATCTCAAACGTTTAATTCTATTGCCCAAGACAAATCGCACAGTGCGAGTAGACAGCATCAACGGACGAGCAGCAGCATATCACGCAGCAGCAAGACTCAGCACCACACCGTGGTTCTTTGCTGTGTTTGCCAAGCTAGAAGTGGATATTGATTTTGATTGGTCATGGCAACCAGACTATATGCAGCAGGCCAAGCATTATATCTTTCATGCCAAAAATCCGTGCAATGGCTTGGAGTACGGGCATCAGGCCATGATTGCATACAACAAACAACTGGTGTTAAACAACCCAGGTGTGGGATTAGATTTCACACTAGATTCACCGCACGAAGTAGTGCCAATTGTGAGTGGCATAGCTGCTTACAACACCTCTGACTGGAGCACCTGGCGCACAGCCTTTAGAGAAGTGCTAAAGTTGCGAGCCAGCTTGCCCGATATAGAAAATGAATATCGTATACAGCAATGGCTAACACAAAATCAAAGTGTTCGCAGTGCATTGAGTGCAGCAGGCGCACAAGATGCTCTAGACTACTATAATGAAGTAGCCGGAGACTTTGATCAACTAAAGAAAAGCTATGAATGGGAATGGTTGGCTAGCTATGCTTTTTTCAAACGGCAGCTAACACCGAATCAATAATATGATCAATTTCCAGATCAGAAAGTTCTGGATAAAATGGCAATGAGATACATCGTTGTGACAGACTTGATGCCACACTCAACAAACTGGGTCCTTTGAGGTTTTGATATGCATCAAGTTCGTGCAAGGGACTACGATAATGAATCTTGGTATCAATTTGGCAAGCAGAAAGATGTTGTTGCAATTGACTTTGATTATCTACTTCAATCACAAACTTTTGTAATGCATGGCTTCTAAAGTTAGTATCATCAATCAAACACCTAACGGAACGTTCTTCTAGCCTGGTCATCCAGTATCTTGCTATCTTGCTTCTGCGTAGTTGCCAGTCGTCTAGGTATTGAGTTTTGACCATCATCTGAGCACAATCAATTTCACTCATGCGACTGTTTGTGCCAATTACACTGTGCCCGCTGGCCTTGCCATTATTGATCCAGTTACGGGCATATTCGGCTAGATACAAATCAGAGGTTACCACTGCACCACCATTGCCGTAGTTGGGAAGATTCTTTGTAGGATCAAAACTGATAGCAGTAGAGTTAGATTGTCGTTCACAGTTGTTTGAAAGCCAGTGTTGAGCACCATCTTCAATTAAACAATCAGTCATAGTATTCCATCTGTGTTGTAATGCAGAACCATATAACCCCACAACACAAATAGCATCATACTCATTTTTAATCTGAAAAGGATCCATACATCCATATGAATCAGTATCAACAATTTCTACTTGCCAACCTGTTTTCATAAATGCATTGACCGTAGCAGGATATGTCATGGCTGGAACTAGCACTGTGGGAGTTTTATCGTGATCACGAATGTGACTAAAACAGTAACCAGCAATGATTTCTAACGCCTGTGTTCCAGAGTGACAGGTTACTGCATATGAATTATGATTCTTTTTGGCCAACCATGATTCAAACTCAGCAGTATAGTTGCCATCCATAAGATTTCCAGAACGCAACACTATATCGGTTGCATCCAGGATCTCTTCACGTAAATTATTATACTGTTGGCGGAGACCAGTGAAGGGAATGGTAAGATTAGACATTTAATAACCAATAAACGGAATGATTGATTAATAACATTATGTATTTACAGAACAAATATACTCAATGCTATTGAGCAAAAGCAAGGTCAATGCCTGATTATTTTGAAAGACATCATATTATTCCTAAATCACTTTGATAATTGTGCAGCCCAGTAGGATGACTGGCTAAGCCACTCATAATAATTTTCAAAACCTTCTTCAACATCAATTTTGGGATTGTAACCTAACATTGCTCTAGCACGGTCAATATTCAATGCACCACGTGATGGAAAATCTGCATCTTTGTCTTTGCATTCAATAGAGCCTTTGCCAACAATTTTAACAATCATTTCTGCGGCTTCCAACAGGCTCACACTGTGTGATTTAGTAATGTTGTAAGTGCTGTCGCGGGCCATGATTCGAGTTGCAGCCGCCACAATACCATCCGCAGCGTCATCCACATATGTAAAGTCTAAGGTTTCTCCGGCTCCGTTGACTCGGAGGGTACCACCACGCATTGCGGTAAGCATAAATTTCGCAACAACCCGATCTTCCACGTCTAACGGTCCATACACTGCTGACGGACGGATGATAACATATTCCATGCCTGTTTTTCTTGCATAGTCTTTAACAAGCCATTCTCCTGCTAGTTTCATGATACCGTATTGTCCTTGAGGCCTGCATTCATCATCTTCCAACGCTTGATCTTCAAAGTCTCCGTAGACCATTGAGCTAGAGATGTAAACAAAACGGCGAACATTGTGTTTTTTGGCACTCTCAAGCAGGTTGATCAAGCCCTTCATCATAACATCTGCACCCCAGCTAGGGTTGGCATTGACCACTTTCTGTCTAGGAAAGCTGGCACAATGCACAATGACTTCTGGTTGTTCTTTTTCTATAATCCAATCAATTTCATAACTGTTTGTGATGCACTGATTATGGTATGTGTGAGGATCTAATTTTTTAAGACGTTCCCCTATCAAATAATCAATCTCTGCTGGTGGAATAATACCATAGGTGGTATGTGTGTCTACCACAGCAACGTCTTCATCTTGTGCTTGCAACCGTTGAACCACATTATGTCCAATAAGTCCGTGCCCACCTGTTACTAATATTTTCATTTATTGCCCCATTTCATTCGATACCATACGTATACTTTCTCATCCATCACAGTAAAGTTACCGGCTCTGCTATACTCCCAGTATCTTCCGTTTTTGTATGTTCCTGCATGTCCAAAACTGTTGAGCAACCAGTTTTCTGCTTCCATGCCCGGCCATCCTTTTATTTTGTACAAAGTCATAGGCACAAACTTTTCGCCATCCCACACCTGTTTTTTTACAGGAGTAGGTAGTGTTACTTCAACTTCTACGTATTCTATTTGTTGAGTCCACCCCATTTGAGGCTCCAAAAAGTTTCGTTTTGTTCGCTAAGCCTGGCCATGATGCGATATAT